ATTGCCTGGCTACCTAAAAGAATGGGCTTTGAAATTCGCTCCGAACGCTACAAACGCGTCATTGAAATGTTGGTAGACGTACACAAAAAGTTGGTACTTGATCTTCCAACGTATACCGATCCCATTACAGGTGAAACTGACCTGGCAAATCCGGTTAAATTCGGTTCGTGGAAAAAGAACCGAAATGACTGGTAAATACCCGACTACAAACTAATAACTACCCACTAAAATGAAACTTTCTCCTGAAATGCTCCTCGCTATGGATAACGTGAAACAGGAACGCGTAAAGTCCATGATTATAGAATTGGCTAATCGTACTCAATATCTGACTAAAAAAGACATTGGCGATTGGCGTAAAGCATGGCAACAGGCTATTCATGTTGAACATCCGTGGCGTGCCCGTTTATACGATGTGTATACCGATGTTGAAATTGACCTGCACCTTACAGGAGCTATCAGCCAACGTAAAAAATTCGTACAACGGAAATCCTTTAAAATAGTTGATAAGAAGTCTAAAAAAGAACTGGAGGATATAACTGAACTTTTCGAAGCCGAATGGTTTAAAAACTTCATTTCTTTGGCACTGGATTCTATGTTCTGGGGTCACTCGCTTATTCAGTTTGGCGATATCATTACCGTTGATGATAAACTTCAATTTAAGGACACAACATTAGTACCTCGCAAACACGTTGTTCCTGAATATGGTGTTATTGTCAAAGAAATTGGCGACTTGCCATCAATGGGTATTGATTACCGATCAGGTGACTTGGCGAAATGGTGTATCGAAGCCGGCGATCCACAAAGCTTAGGTTTATTCTTGAAACTGTCTCCCCAGGCTATCAGTAAAAAAAACATGCTCGCTTTTTGGGATGCATTTGGCGAACTCTTTGGTATGCCTATCCGTATTGGCAAAACTACCAGTCGGGATGCAAAAGAAATTACAAAAGTCGAAAAAATGTTATCCGATATGGGTGCAGCTGCTTGGGGTCTTTTCCCCGAAGGTACTGAAATTGAAATTAAGGAAACAACCCGCGGGGATGCTTTTAACGTCTACGATAAACGTATTGAACGTGCTAACTCCGAAATGTCAAAGGGGGTTCTGAACTCAACCATGACGCTTGACAACGGTAGCTCCCGGTCACAGTCCGAGGTACATTTGGAAATCTTACAAAATGTGATTGAAACCGATGCCGACTTTATTCGTGACCTGGTAAACAATCGACTGATTCCATTTATGATTATGCATGGTTTTCCGGTTAAAGGCGTTCGTCTCGACTGGAATAGTGCTATTGATTATACACCTTCCGAACAAATAGCGTATGAAAAGATGCTGTTAGATTCCGGTTATGAAATTGATCCCGAGTATTTCAATGAAAAATACAATGTGAAAATTACAGGTAAAAAAGAACCGGCTAAACCAACACCACCTGTTCCACCGTTAGATAAAACCAAACTCAATTTTTTCGCATAAGCCCTGAAACGAATTCAGGGCTTAATATAGATTTTGAAAAACTTTACTTCAATAGCGACACGCAGCTAAAGCAACTCACTATTGACAAGGCTATATCTTCTCCAAAGTTTGTTCCTGCTTTGGAAAAATTAGCACGTAAAGCATCCGGTATAGTTGACAGCGTATGGTCAGCTGTAAATACCGAAATGCCAACCGAACTGTTCAATAGTTACAATAGCAATTTGCACGTGGGTATTGGCGATGCATCAAACTTGCTAAAAAACAATACAAGCCGAATGGCAGCGGCCAAAACTAACTATACCATACAACAGCTGCAGCAAGCCAAAACATCCGCAAAAGATAATAAGGATGAGTTTTTAAAACAGGCAAAAATAGTATTAGGGCGTGCTAACAGTACCCAGGCAGCCGAATACAATACCGCCGTGCATCGTGCCCGTGTAGTTAAGCAATGGGAGCAGTTCCAGGGAGAACGCCATCTATACCCAAATATAGAATGGCTACGCACACGATCAGCCACGCCACGCGAAATACACCTGGCATACGTTGGGCGTATATGGCCAATGAACGACCCGTTTTGGAGTTCTAACCAGCCCGGATGTACATGGAACTGTAAGTGCTCATGGAAAACAACTGACTCCAAACCTACCGAAAATAATAATCTCGTACAGGTCGAAGCATCGTCAGGCTTGGAAGGAAACCCTTATTACACCAATGAAATATTTACGGACAAACATCCGTACTTCAGCCGCGTGGCAAAACACGTTCCTAGTCTTGGACCATTACATAACCCTGATGATATTGCGTACCTGAATAAGGTAGAAAATGGAATAAAATGCCAGGTACATTTCAATGCTCAAAAAGAGTTTGAAGCGGTAAACAAACAATTTTTACCGCTACTTCAAAAAGCAGGTTACAAAAATATACAGTTCTTACCTATAGTTGAAAGTCACGAATTTGAACTCCGAAAACGTTACTTCGGAAAATACTGGGAAAGTAAAAAATGTGCGGATGTACATGCTGATGGATTATTTGTAGAGCTGAAAGAAGTTAAGGCAGGTAGAAAAACACGTAGAAATATTATTAGCCAAATTGGAGATGCTGCAAGTAAAGCGGATGAAGTGATTCTAATTTCAGGTAAGAAATATGATTTTAAAATGATTGCCAATACGGAATTTAAAAAGTATTCAACTTTAAAAAGGATTACCTTCTTTTTTGGCAATGAAATGTTTAAATTTATTCCTTAAAATACGGACGGCAAACACAACCTAAGTCATATTTGCCGTTTCGGCGTCCACGTGCGCAACGCAGACACCACAAAAGTAATACATTATTTCTAATTGTGTTCTATTGTTTTCAAAAAGTTTACTTCATGAATCAAAACGACTTGATATTAAAGCTCGAAAATATTCCCGGTAAGATAAAATCGGCATTAAGCGATGTGGCTATAATTACCGGAAAACAGGCGGTGGATCTGTTTAAAGAAAACTTTCAAAACGAAGGGTTTAAGGATGGGACTCTAAAACCGTGGAGAGAAGTGAAACGTCGGCAAAATCCAAAAACGAAAGGGGCGGCTGCCAGCCGGAAGATACTTACAGGCGAAACGGGCGATCTGGGTGAGAGTATTAAATATAAAACGATTGGTAACGCTTCGGTAAGCATCTACAGCGATAAAGCTTACGCACAGGCTCAAAACGAAGGTACTACCACCGCCGGTCGTGGAAACAAAACAACTATACCGGCACGCAAATTTATGGGGCAAAGTGCCGAGCTCGACAACATCGTAAAAACTGAAATAGAAAAGAAACTAAACAACCTATTTAAATAACGTTTAAACCATGCGGAAACAACTTTATCAATCCATTATTGCCCAGCTAAAACTAATTCAATTAGACGTTCAGGGAAAATACATAACTGCAACAACGCTCGACAACGCCAAATCAGCTATCCGAACTTTCGATGTTTGGAATAATAATATTCGATACATTGCGGACGAACTTCCATTTGCTTTACCTGCCGTTTTCCTGCAGTTCCAACCCATACAGTGGGAGCAACGCAGCAAAGGCGTACGTGCCGCCGATGTGGGCCTTACATTGCATATCATCACCGCCAACCGTGCACCATCTTCCAACAAGGTTGGACACGAGACACAAGCCCTGGCATTCTTTGACTTACTTGACGCTATTAATGCAAACCTATATGGCTTAAAATCCGACTTCTTTCGGAACCTCGTTTCAACATCCTCTGCCACCGATCACGATCACGACGAACTGATAGATAGTCAGGAAACGTATACCGTACAGCTAACTGACAAATCAGCCGTTAAGGTTCTGCCCACTGTAACGGCAACACCGGTTGTAAGTGTTGGATTTAATTCATAAAAAAACCCTGAGCGGATCCGCTCAGGGTTTTATTATATACTTCCTAATATAATACGTTTATCTGTTCTTCCTGGCTTGTAATATATGTCACCACTTATTTCAGTTGGTATTTTATAAACAAGTTTCGTTGTCTTTTTTATTAACGGATTAATTTGATCTAACATTAGTCCCCAACCATCGGCAATTATAGTCTCCGATTTATCAAACTCATAATCTTTCCCATTATAATTTATAAATAATGAACCATCTACTATCATCCTACTTTCATTATCTATATTTTTAAACGTTACATTTAAAACAATATACTTTGAACCTTCTTCTTCTTTAAGGTCTGAAAATTCATTTCCAGTATCTACAAAATTTCCAACACCAACTTTGTTTACAGTAATTTCAAAATAATCAGTTTTAAGAACCTGACCTATGCTTATAGCTTCTGATTCTGTTTCAATTTTACCTTTTTTGGCGTCATTACATGTCCCTAAAATAACAACCATTATTAAAAAAACTATTGAAGGAATAGCGCAACCAACTCCAATTTTGTTTATAGTTGGTTTATCCTTAAAAGGAACTTTCAGTTTTTCCTCTTTACTCAATTTATTAAATTCTGATGCTTTCATATTATTATTTTTTAAAGTGTTCACAAAAGTAAAGAGTTTCCCCGAATAAACAAGGAAACTCTTTAAATTATTTAACCATTTTCATAGCGGTGTCAATATCGGGCAGCATATTCCGTATCAAATCGAAAGCATAATAGAACACTTTATCGCCTACCATTTCAGGATTTAAGCACTGTTGTATCTCAAGTAATTCATCTATTGTTTGCTGCCAGTTTTCACCCGGGTTACTATTACATTCTACTGTAATAATGTAACTTTTATCTTTAAACTGTACCATTATCAGCCTCCTTTTCGGTCACTCTATTAAAACAACCTTTGCAACGTATAACGTAATCAACCACTATGCCAACGCTATTTATTATCACAGCACCTGAATGGCGTACATTCTGCCTGTCGGCACATTCACAAACCAGCGATGTTCTGTAAACCACATGCCCGGCGTGTAAATTCCGTTCAATATACTCCGTTACCTGGCTCTTTTGGCACACATACACCCTGCCCACATTGGGCAACATACGGATTTCTCCATTAAATGCTCCTGTTGTCATCATACCGTGTGTCCTCCCAACAATTTATTGGTTAAACTGGCTCGCAATTCACTGTTATCAATCCGGCATACGTCCGAAAGTATAGATACCATCCGTTCCCGTGTTATTCGGTTATGGTTGCGTTTAGCAGGTAATGCCAATGTTTCAGGCTTTGAAACCTCATACTTTCCGCTTTTGCGTAGGCTCGGCAATACTTCACCGGTTACCCATTTTCGGAATAATTTTGCTTCAGGTTTTCTACTTTGAAAAATGAGGTTGTACAAACCACTCTCATTTACAAACCACATTTCACGATTTTGACCTGACGTCGGTACTACCGACATCAGCTTTTCATCTTCATCAAGTCGAGTCATTACATCACGATTGTTTGATATACCAAGTATATCACACACATCTTTTGAGATAAAATAAGCTTGATTGTTGATCACTTCAACTCGGATGAGTTGGTTGCTAGGATTGAAGGTAAAAACCTTCGGCAAGTTAATAACTTGCATTTCGTTCTTTTTGACGTTCATGTTAAAAGAATTTAATTGTTAGACATAAAAAATACCGTTGGAGGTGAACGTCACTTACAAGCGGGGCTTGTTAAGTCGCCAATCCTTTCGAATTGGACCCTCCAACGGCTTTTTATGCCTTTCCCCAGAATGTAAGTAACGTTCGGGGGCAAAATTAAATAAAGTTTTTGAATAATCAATAAAAGTGAGAAAGAAATTAAAGCCGTCGCGTTTCACAACGAAAACGGCTTATCAATTTACATTCAAGCTAGTCAAAATAATTTCAATTGATTAGGATCATCCACCAATCCACCCGCTTCCAGTTCAATTTCATTCAGGTATCGCCAAAACGTACGTTCGCTTATTCCGGTCAGTGGTTTTATTTTAATCCTGTAAACAGCCAATTTACACTTATCCCGCCTTTCAGGGTCGTAATTCTCACGTATAATATCCTTTACTCTATCTGCACTTAGTTTTGTAGAGATATGTTTTGGATGCCTTCTTTTAGCCATTTAATCAGTATTTAATGAGTGTTTAAAACAGTACTTACAGAAATCCTTCTCTTCCCACTTTATCCGCATACGTTGGAACTAAATCCCGTACTATCCAGTATATCTCATCCCAAGTTGGAAGTTTAAAAAGCATTCGATCATCAATGTAAAGGTCTGCAAAAACTTTCCTGGTATCCACTCCACCGTATTTAGCTACATTTACCGGACAACTCTCATTAAACCGGTGGTATTTTATACCATTCTTTACTAACCATTCGATTGCCATGGCCTTATTTATCTTAGTCCGGCAACTCCATATAATAATCGTGTATCCATCTGCATACAGTTGGTTTATCGCTTCCTTTGCTCCCTCCACCATTTCACCTATCTCGGGAAATTTATCTTTTACTATCGTTCCGTCAAAATCAATCGCTATAATCATAAATTCTTGTATTTATTAAGTTCCTGTTTAAGTGCTAATATCTCTTTATTCTTATTTTCAAGCCAAATACTACTGTTTATTCTCAATATGTATAATTGCTCACGTAATCTATCTTCAGTATTACCATCGTTCCCTATTTCAGTTGTATAATGCCCTTCCGAATCCCGTACCCTGGTGTCAGCATATCTGACAACATGTATGGTTTTAGGTTCAGTAAATTCAAGCTGTAACTGTTTTGGTTGATTCATAAAGATTGATTTTTTTCATTTTCAATTCTTCTATTTCTTTTTTGAACAAATCTCCAAATGTCATCAGCCACTCAATCTCCGAGTCTATCTCTAAAATGTTGCAAGCCGTCATCTTTGTCATTTACTTGTTCTTTTTGTTCCCCTTCAGCGATTATGGGAAGTTCATTATAGTGCTCCGCTATCCAGGCATTCAGTTTTTCCACGGTTTTATTACTGACAACGCATTGTCGTTTGAATTTTCCGAAATCAATAATCGACTTTTCCACTATTCCACCTCTTTCAGAGAAAGTAAGAAAACATACCCTATAATCTTTCAAATTAATTCCACTCGTTCTCATATCACGGTAAATTTTACCTACGCTTGTCAATGTACCGGTTGGATTAGCTTGTGAAGTTATTCCCGGATCAAATACATTCGACCATTGCAGAAATTTCCAATCCGGTGGTACTATCAATAAATCAAAAACGCTTTACAAATAGAATTCAGTTCCTGTGCCGTTCGTGGGTCACGTTTTCCCCAGGTTCCTTTAGACTTAGGTTTTATCTCCATACCGAAATGGTGTAAAATGGATACATGCAAAAGACTCTTTCATATCATAGTCCCCTTTTTCAAACCAATTCTTATAATCAATAAATTCTAAACCATCATTCCTGGACATTTCAGTAATAGATAAAAATTTACCTTTAGGTTTCTTTTTACCTTTTCTGATTATTAAATTAGGTGATACTACTGAGTGAGTAATAAATCGAATCTCTTCAATTCCAACTCCACTATCTTTATCCAGTCGTGCAAACTCAATTTGCTTATTTCCTTTCACGTATCTTCCCAAAGAATGATATTTCAAAACAATGACAGCATTACCGGCTAATACTTCTTTAATTCGATTTTCCCAAAGTGAGTAATTACCCCGGAATGTGTGAATCTTTGGATCTACATCAATAAGTAAATCACCTGGCATTTGCACAAGCATATTAAGTGCAAGTTGAATCTTTTCAATAAAATATGTTGGCTGTTTCTTTCTCGGATGATATACCGGATAAGTCAGGCTAACCATGATTACATAAGTTTTAATTCTCTTTTCCATTGTATGTGTTTATGTAAAGTAAAATGACTTCTTAGATCCACTGTATTTCTGTGTCACGATTGTTGTCAGAAAAGGGAAATCTTGTTTTTGAACTTTGTCTAACATTTCTTTAATATTTGTTGAATTGGTAAAAAATTTAGACTCTTCATTTTTATATCGTATTTTAATGATATATCTACCTTCTCCATATTCTGTTTTTATACCTGAAGTGAAATCAAGTACTTCAATTTCACAATTTACGATGTCCGTTATTGATATAAGTGGTACATTAAATATTGTTTTATCTTCATCGGATTTAATTCCAAGCTCAGAGAATCTCTTCATTTTTTATAATCTTTTTTTGTAAGTGTTTAGAGTTGCAATGTTTTGCCCATCCTAAATGTGGTGCAATCTGCATTTTGTATTGTTTAGGGTCCAGTTTTTTCTTATTCAGTTTTGCTGCTTTCCGGCAGAATCGTACTTTAATCGTTTTTCTCATTAAAATATGGGTGTGTCTGAACACATAACCAACGAAGTCAATCCCACGAACATCAGTTGGAAATACCTGGTAATTTCCTTTGATTTGAAGATTTAATTGATTGGTCAGGTAATCATTCATATCAACCAATAAAGCATGTAAATAAGGCTTATTCGGTGCTAGTATAACCATATCATCTGCATACCTATAATAGTACTTCACTTTTTTTTCTTCCTTCAGGTAATGATCAAAATAGCTCAAATACAAGTTTGCGAAAAATTGAGATAAATAGTTACCGATTGGAACCCCTTCTACTGAATCAATTATTTCATCAAGTAATTTCAAAAGCCGGGTATCCTTTATTTTCTTTCGAATAATGCTTTTTAGAATATCATGATCAATGCTCGGATAGAATTTTTTTATATCAAGTTTCAAACAATACTGCGTGTTTTCAACGTCATTTAAATCGTGTTTAATCGTTTTTAAAACACCATGTATACCTTTGCCTTTAATACAAGAATAACTATGCGATATAAAGACCGATACCCAAATAGGTTCTAAAATATTCATGATGGCATGATGTACGATCCGGTCTTTAAATGGAAGTCTGAAAATTTCCCGCTCCTTTGGTTCATAAATTCTAAATATGCTGTATTCTGAAGTTCGATATGTACCCGACATCAATTTGTCATATATCTGATCAATGTTCTTTTCAACATTTTTTTCAAAAATCCTGACACCATATTGTCCTGATTTGCCTTTTCTTGCTTTCTGATAAGCAAGCAACAAATTGTCTTTTGTGACTATCTTTTCAAATAAATTATTTATTCGTTTCATATCCTTTGCTTTCTTATTAGAGTTTTCTTCGTCAGCTGACGAATACTAACACTTTTTTGAATTAGTTATTTTTTGCCTAGTGGCAAGGTCTTCATTTTTTTTGAAAAACAATTGCGAGCCGTGTGACCTGCATTCGCATTCGAATTGTTGTAATTCGAATTGTTGAAACGGACACCCGAAGGGGAAAACCCCAAAAATGAACAACCTTACTATTTATTATCCGTTAAGAGCTATTTCGTATAGCTCTGTTAATTCAGTTCCAGCCGCGTTCGATGTCGCTTCATCTTTGAAGCAAAGGCGAGCCGCGCGACCCGCATCCGCACTCGAATCGCAGTAAGCCGAATCGTCGAAACGGACACCCGAAGGGGAAAACCAGAAATATGGGAACCATTTCCTTTGATCTGAGTTAGTCCAGTCTGCTTTCCAACCTTCGTTTTTAGCTTCAGTAATTACCATTAACATGTACTGAGCCATTGCCTGATCTCTCATATCTTCTGGCATTCCTGACAAATCAATACTTTCCGGCCTTCCTATTTTTTTGCAGGCATCTTTAAAGGCTTTTTCTATTTTCTTACTTAATTTCATATAATCTTAGTTTATAAATTTTGCATATAATTCTGTGTGATCTTTACCAGCCGCGTTCGATAATTCCTCGCTTTTTAAGCAAAGGCGAGCCGCGAGACCCGCACCCGCATTCGAATAGTAGTAAACCGAACCGTCGAAACGGACACCCGAACGGGAAAAGTTGAACCAGGGACACCATTTCTTTTGATCAGGGTTGTTATAATCAGCAACCCAACCTTCATTGTAAGCTTTAGTGATTGTTTTAAGCTTCCTGTAATCAATTTCATCCTGAGTAAATCCTGACTTAATCATTTCGCTTTCGTTCAATGGTTCTTCTCCCAGTTCCGCACAAGCATCTTCATAAGATTTAATACGATCAATGATTGAACTAGAGAAAAATGCTTTTCCAAATGTATCTTCAAGTGCTGACTTGAATTCCGGCATAGTGCTATATAGCTTTCGGGCATTGCTTCTTGAAATTTTTATATTTTCTAATGTTTCCATAAAATTTTAAGTGTTTGTTATTTTTCTTCCCATATTCCTTTTGGTAGTGATACAAGCCAATCACCTAATGGCTGTGTAAGATCAAATTCGTTTGGAACATTAAATTCCTGACTCAGTATATTTTTATAGACAATTAGTTTAATGCCATTATCTTTCTTTGTCAATATGTAATTGTCACAAACAATCAGTAGTGAAAAAAGAGCCGCCAGATATTCAATCCTATTTTCCGGCGGCTGCTTTTTCATAGCCATCCTTTGAAGTTCCTTAACCGACGGCATCGAATAAGTATACGTCTAAGATTTGTGTTTCCGTAACTGAAGCGATTTCGTAATTAGCCATAGACCCTTTCATGCCTTTTACTATTCCTTCGTTGGCTTCCTTCGTATCATTTGCTTGAACTAACATAGTAGTTGCCGTTTTCTTTTCAATTCCTTTATCTTCGTCAAGTGCTATGAAATACAATTTCGCTTTGTACCATTTTTCACCATTTTCATCAAAGAATATTTCATTGATTTTAGCCCTACGAATTGTTGCAACTGTGAATTCTCCACTAATAAAAGGCGTCATTTCTTTTATAATCCTTGCCTCTGTCTCTGTGAATGACAAGGCATCCACTAAATACGTTTCACTTACTTTTACGATTTTACCCTCTTCAGCGGTTTTCTCGTACCTGATTTTTGTCTCAAACCAATTATGCATGTTGTTTTTGTTTATGTCCCGTGTGTGCGGGACTGATTATTATTAAATATTAGAAAAATTCAATTCAATACTTTCATAAGCCCCGGCTACATTTTTAACCCATACACGGAAGTATGTTTTTGAATCAGGACGGCGTTCGGCTTTTTTAATCAGATTACAAGCTTCTGTAAAACGAGGGTCATTTACCCTTTTTTCGTGCCTTGTAAGCGGGGTTATCTTTTTCGGGTCCAGTTTACCATTCTTATTCTCAAATGCTGTTAGAATCATTTCTTTTACGAAATCCTTTGATGAATCAAGGCTATCAGATAAGAACTCATGCAGAATCTCTTTAGCGGCCATAATGGTTTGATCATCGTACTGCAAAGCTTCATTGATTGATCTTTCAACTTTAACCGATCTGTCGAAATTAAACCATGTATAGTTACCTTTGTAATTGTCCCGGTTCAATTTATTTTCTTCCAGGAATGCGATCTCACATTCCTCACATAGAATTCTGATTTCCTTTTTAAAAGCGATTAATTTTTCATTAATCATTTTTGCTCTTTTTACTAACTTATCAGAATTAACCTCCATCAGCCTCTCTGACTTTGTTATTCGCTTGTAGGGTATTTGAGTCCCGCTCTCATCAGTCCAAAACTGATTTTTATTTGTCTGTGTCATATTAAAAATTTTATTATTAATTTATAAATCATAAACCAAAATATTACTGTCCCGGTAAGCAATACGCTCAAAACAGCTAACGGATTATACTTTTTATCATCTACCAGTTCCACGTCTACTGTATCAGTCACATCTTCAAAAATCTTTCCCGCGCAGTTAACCGGTGGTGCCCAACATTCATAATGATTACCAAAAAGTTTATGAAAACAACATTCATAACACTTACCTAATTCGGTAGCTTTTTTTGCCTGATAAATTCGGCCTTCATGCTTAAAGTATCCGCCGACACTTGGGTTAATCCTGTTCTTGCTCATAATCTTCCTCCAATCGTTGAAGTTCTGAAAACTTATCCGCGTAATCCGGATCATCAATTTCGTGAGTTTCGAGCCATTCCGTTAACTCATCAATTTTGTTTTGTTTTTCCATTCGTGTAATTCGTTTTAATTAGTATAATTTGTTAGTATTAGTTTAATGCTGCAAATGCCTTTATGTCATCAATAATTATTTCCTTGGCCAACATAGCATCGTTCTTGCTTTTCTTAAATTGGTTATAAATACCCTGCAAACGTTTTTTAGAAATAGCATTGAAATTGTCAATCTTAGTGGCAACACATACAATCCCTTCAGCATATTCGTCGCTGTAATTAGCTCCCATTACTTTCCCGTATGATTTTACGCAGGTACGTACCCAATCACGCCACTTTTCCAACTCAGCCTGTTCAGGATCTGTCATGTGTTGCAGGAACTCGCATACTTGTTCAAGTTGATCAACAGTCATATCCTTTGAACTGGTTACTTTCCAGTTCGACAACAGGACTAATTTGTCCTCATCGCTTATCTTAGCATCGCGGACAAGCACGTGATACTTCTTAATCAATCCGTTCTTTCGCTTGTCAGTTGGTGTTAATGTTGCTTTCATAATTTCCGTTGTGTTTTATTTATTATCCGTTTTCTTATTTAAACCCCAATATGCATCGGCTAATTGTTCCGAAATAACTATCGGTTCACCTCCACCATATCTACCGGTAGGAAATGATTTAAAGCCCTCAATTCTCCATGATATGTTTGCATCCCGAAGTATCTTTTTTGCTGTTACCCCGTCCGGATCTTTTCTATTTGCATCCGTGTGACTGACATAGATAAAAAGCTTATTGGGAAACTCCTTTTTCAATCTCCTGTAATCTTTCATTGTCAAGTCCCACCATTGCACGGTGTCTATTACCACTATATTAGGCGACTTATGTCTTTTGAGCCGATCAATCAGTTCTTCCACACTTTCCTCCTCAATCAGTGTAAATTTTCCTGCCACTTCTTTCATTTTATTTCGTAGGTAGGCCGCTTGTATCGAAAGGCTCAAACCCTCCTCAGTAGCGACGTACAATACATGTTGAAAGCGGGTTAGATATTTACACAACTTCATGGTAAAACTTGTTTTTCCGTTCTTAATGTATCCAACTACAATCCAACTACCTCGTAACTCAGGACTTCCTACGGCATCCGCCCACTCACCTGTAAAATCTAGCGTTTTGAATTTTGCGTTAAGAACGTTATCAACTGAATAAGCCCTCCGCATCTTACTCTGCAGTTGTGATTTTGGTTCTGATCCGACGCAAACTTGGACGGTCATCATCGCCAATTGTTTGTCGTACTATTTTATTTACATCCATATTTTCACGTGCATTCGCTTTTGCTATCATGGAGGCAGTAGTCATCAGTGTTGCCAGTTTTTCTGCTGAATCCATTGGAACAAACTCACCATTTGCGTTTGGTTTCATAAATACACTACCATACTTTTTACCAAACCGGCTAAACAACTCAGTATATCCCACTTTTTTATGATCAATTGACCGGCGAACCTTTTCCTGTAATCCTTCAGCACCGATCATGTAGTGTCCGCAGTTATATTCAGTAGCATTCCAAAGTGCTTTTATTTCAAGGAAAGCCTCATATTGTAGGTCGCCGGCTTCATCAAGAATAATGAGAGGGTTGGGAAGTGTTTTCAGATAAAACACCAAATCATCATACACATCAACGTATTTACCGCTGTTCCCAACCCCAAACTCTTTTGCTATATAGCGTATCATCCTTTGTTTTGATTTCACCTGAGAGCAATCAACATATACAGCATTTTTATGATTTTTGGCATAGTATTTAGCTGCTACTGTTTTTCCGATATCCGATAAATCGCAAAGCAATGAACTCACACCTTCATTTTGGCATATTTCCAATTGTGCCGTGATAAACTGGAATACGGGTGTGTTGGCTATTTTCCATTCAGGGGCATTATTAACTGATATTCCCTGGCGACGTGCCAACGAGATCCAAACTGCATCACTCAACACCTTAGTGGTATCACCATTCTTGATCCTGTTATACTGTGCGCTGTTAATCGCTAGACTTATGGCATACTTTGCATCTGATCCATCAAACAGTTGGCGGCTTTCTGCCAAACTTGCTACTATTCGTTGTTTTAATTCTTCTGTAATCATGATATTGGTGTTTTAAAAATTATTATAGTGAGTTCTTTGCAAACTTAGCCCAGTCATTAACTGTCAAATCATCATCAGTTTCATAACCTTGTGGCTGTACTGTTTCCATTATTTCAACAGCTTCATAAGTTTCTGCACGTGATATCGCCAGGCTTCCGATCTTTGGTATATCCGCTTTCTGTTCTTTCACAAACTTATCAAACTTGGCTAACCGCTTGTTTTGGTGAAGCATGTTTTCGTTATCCACATCGGTACGTTCAATGGCACATTCGTTATAGCTTGTATTCGATCGGTTAATCGCTTCACCAATGAAAGTATCGCCCTGCCATAAATAAACCTCGTTTATTGATCCTTCCTCGTTTGGAAGCCAGTAGGCTGTTACACTCCGGTCATTCGATTTCAGTTTTTTGAGGTTATTGAAGTCTTTTAATTCAAATGTATCGTTAGACACCGGAACGTAATCGTTATGATAAATGGATGTTGGTGTTTCGTTACCTATGAATTTGTACAAATGGAAATGATCTATCGGTTGCAGTGTTGGGTTAATCTGACTCATTAAAACTTGCTTACGGGTCATGCCTGGATAAGTCTTTTGTAATGGGTGTAATTCGTTATTGTGCTTTTCAATGTCAGCCAGGTCATCGTAAACTATTGTTTGAGGTTGATAGGTTGGTTCTACCATATCGCCGCTAACCTTGTTGCGTACACTTCGGTATGCTTCATGTTTTGCGTACCAACGTCCGCGGGTGTGGCCTTCGTTTTTTGCCGTACCCCATTTCAATGCCTTAATTTTATGTTCAGCGCGTTTTTCGGTAGGACTTTCGCAGAACCGTACAAATGGAAACATTTCTTCAAGCCATTTGAAGTCTTGCATTAAGTGATATTCCACTTCCAATTCCCCAGGCATTGGCAAACCCATTATATCAAGCTCGCAAAACATATTGCGGAATGAATCAATCACGGTGCCGGCGTTTGGTTTACCGACTACATAAGCCGGACGGAAATAATAACCGGAAACAACGTCAATGGCTATGTACTTGTAAATCCAACCGCGTATTGATTTGCGACTCATCGCCACGTCATCCATTGAAATCTTACTCAATGAGTATTTGCCTGGCTTACGGTGTTTCTTTGGTCTGATCACATCCATATAAGCGAAGTTACCATTACGATCAGCATAGACAGCCGTATTATTGACAACATCCTTCAGGTAGTTCCAAACAGTGGCAACCGATATCTCCATCGCACGGCCTTTATGGCAAAAATCAACAGGACGGAAAACTTCACCGGTGTTTTTATCAAATAATTCTTTAGATCCGGAAACAAATTCGAGGTAAAGCTCATGTACACGTCCAACAAAAGGTTTATCATTTGTACGCCACAAGGCCAATAGTAATTTTTCAATAGAAACAGACACTTTACGAGCCGCATCGTTGCCAACGTTCTTGTGGATCAGTGTTTCATAACCGCCATTTAAATACTCTTTAAATGACCTTTCAAGGCTTCGTGCATTACCGATAGCAGCGCATGGATATTTCTCCACTTGTTCCAGGAACCAATCAGCAGCATCCGACCAAAACTCACCCATTTTCAAACGAGCACCACTTTTGGCCCTGGCTGCTATTTGTTGCTTCAATCCTTTTT